CCGCCATCCGCAAGATCTGCTCAGATAGTTCGTCAGTGCTGATGCCGACTTCATCAGCCCACTTTTCAAGCTCCTCAAAGTCGTTCTTTCTGAACCGGCCTATTTCCATTTCGTTGCTTGGCCCCACTTCCACTAATACAGGCATCGATCCTCCTAAATGACCCAATCAGGCCCTGAGTTTTTCGTTGTGGATCAATGGCAGAAAGCCGTGTTCTTTCTTGAAGGCCAAAGCCGCCAAGATGATTTCTCGAGCAAGTACGCTGTGCTGAAATTTCAGTTCATGAGCGCTTTCCTTCAGCTCCTGAAAGACCTCGTCATCGAGGCGCACCTTCACCTGGTGCTCATGCCGATGCGCTTTATCGTCGTAGGCCATAGGTTCACTTCCAGGGTCGGTGTGACGGGGCTTGGTCAGGCGGCTGACTTCTTGGGGGCCGTCTGCGCGGGGAAGGACTTGAGCTCATGCGCTTCAAAAGTCCCGTCCTGATTGCAGGTGACGGAAATATTTCGCTGGGCCGTGATCGCCTTGCTGATTGCTGCAGGGCTGACCCCAAGAGCCTTGGCCGCAAAGGCCTGCCCTTTCATAGCAACCAGCTCTGTAAGTCGGATCTGCTTCATTCTGGAAATCTCGAATGGTGTTTTCGATACCGATATTAACCGCCGGTTAGTTTTCTAGCAATACCGCCGGTTGCCGCAAATAAATTAACCAACGGTTAAATTTCACGGATGAGTAAAAAGAAAGAACTTTCCCCAGAGTTAAAAGCTGAGTGCGACGCCGCGAAGGCCCTTTTTGTCTCGAAAAAGAACTTCCTCGGTCTCACTCAAGCAAGCCTTGCAGAAGCAGCTGATATCTCTGCTGCCGCTGTCGCCATGTACCTGAACGGCACCAATCCGCTGAATGTGAAGTTTGCGGTCGTGTTGTCGCGCCTACTTGACGTGCCTGTTGAGAAATTCAGCAAGAGACTGGCGACTGAAATCAGCGGGCTTACAAGCACTGCGGAGCAAGTGAACGCATCCTCAGAGAGCACGTCTGCAGCGGACATGGTTCGCCAAATGCTTGCGAAGCAGGGAAAGGGGCTTTCAGCTGAAGCTCGAAGCCGCCTTCTCGCGGCTGCCGAGGAGCCAAGCAACGTTATCACTGCTGATTTCTCGCGCCCTGGCCGGGTTGGCGATGAGGTATGGATTGCTCATTACGACATTCGAGCTGCGATGGGTGGCGGGCAGATAGCGCACGACTACCCAGAGATGTTTCAAGATGTCCGGGTAAGCCCAAAGCATTTGCGCGAGTTGGGCGTGGACTTTGAAGAGCATTTCCACTTAAAGATGGTTACCGGCTGGGGCCAGTCGATGGAGCCGACGATCAAGCATCGCGATCCACTGATCGTCGACGTGCATATTCGCGAGTTCGTCGGTGACGGAATCTATCTGTTTTCGTGGGACGACCATATCTACATCAAGCGCCTGCAGGTCTCCGACGAAGATCACTTCGAGATGATCTCCGACAACACCAAGCACAAAGACCGGATGATTCGTCGCGATATGACATTCATCCATGCGCGGGTGCTACTGGTGTGGAATGCTCACCTCGTTTAATGCTTACACCAGATTCAAAAGCCCGCCGTCGTGCGGGCTTTTTTATGGGTAATCAAAAAGGCGCCGGCTCCTCTACTACCTCGAAAACTTCTGTCGGCCGATCTTCTTTAGCGCTTGCCTCCCAGCGAAGTGTCACCGACTCGTCGTCGTTGAATGTCATGTCTATGCCGTCCGTTTCGGAAAGCAGGCCCATAACCTCTTCCCACTCTCGCTCACCGTCGGTATCCAGGCGGTGGATGGTCACCCAGCGCTGAACTTGCGCAACCGGGTGATTAATCATCGACGAGACACGCAGGCCAAGCCTCTCAATACCGCTGATTTCCTGTCGCTCTACTGGTTTTGCTTGTTTCTTCGTCTTTGCCATACTCGCCCCCCAATACTGTATATGCATCCAGCTACAGATAGAGCATACGACATCGCCACGAAAAATAAATTAACCGGCGGTATTGACTACATATAAACCGCCGGTTAAGTTAACTTCATCGCAATTCAGTCCCCGCATAGGGACCGCCAAGCGAAGGGTTGACGCCCACCGTTCTTTAACACTCAGCGCAACAAATAACAGACCGCATTGCCTCTACCGGCGACCGGCGAGCAGACAGGCCCGAAAGCCTGCCAACGACAGGAACAACCTGGACGGCTGCTCGATGGTGAAACGCCAGAACCGAGTGAATGACCCGGCAAGCAATGCGCACCGCCCCTCCGGCGGCAATAGGACGGACCGCATCACTGAGCAGCCTTCTCGCGAGGGCTGCTCGGGATGACAACCGACAGGTAACAAACCATGAAGCACTCATCTGCTGTGTCACTACTGGAATCCAGCGCCACCAATTACGAACGAAACGCCGCCATCCAAGAGAAGGAAGGTCGGTACGAAGACGCGGCGCACAGCCGAACAATCGCCGTCGAGTACCGGCGCGCAATCAGCGCGCTCCAGACTGAATGAGCAATCAGCTCCATGTCAGTCTGACGATAACTGCCCGAGCGCCTGGTACTCCCCAGCACCAGGCCGCATCGGAGAGTGATCGAAGCGTGCCCAAGCGGGCTGCAGCGCTAGGATCGCAAAGACCCGTGAATGTCCTGAGCCGGTATGAGCGAGACGGCCAATACTAAAAACGCGGCGGGAACCAAGCAGGGGTAGCGCCCTGGTGTTTCGATCACTCTCCGATGCGGACGAACATCCGGCCACGCGCCGGCCACCTGCATTCAACCAACCCAGCACGGAGGATTGGCAGCCATGTAAACGACAGCTACCTACCCGGCCCTCATGGCTCAGTAGGCTCATTACGTATGTGGTAAAGCCCGGTTCCGATCGGGCTTTTTTACGCCTGCCTTTATCCGTCAGCACTCTCACCTGCGCCCAACGGCAACCAGCAGATGGCCCGAGTGTTGACGAATACACGCAACCCAACACCGAGGATCTGCCATGCACCCATTAATGCAGGCGCGAGTCGAAGGCAACATTGCCCTCCACATCCGCGCGACGGCGGCCACCGCCGAGTTCTACGCGATGATCGGGAAAGACGCCCCGGTCAGCAAAATCCGCTTCCAGGTCGTGACCAAGGGCGTGAACGCTTACCACGTCATCGAGCGTGCGACCGGCAAGGTGAAGGGTTTTCGATTCACCTGGAAGGCGGCGGTCAACTTGGCGCAGGTGTTGGAGGCGCGCGCCGATGGAGCGAAAGTGAACATCGATGGGTGGGACAAATGATCGGAGTGCCAATGCCCAACCCGCGAGACTCGATCGTCGCGAACCTGAACAAGCAGCTGGATCAATACTTCGGCGCCGGCCACGGGGTGCAGGAAATCCCCTCCGGCGTCAGCGGCGAAAGAGAAGCCATGTTCGGGACATCCCATAGCAACAAACTGCGGGTCGAACGCGACAAGCTCGCGCCGCGGCTGAAGGAACTGGCCGAGGCCGGCAAGACCGTCATCGAGGCGGCCAAGGAAATGGGTATGGAATCGAAGCGCGCCAGGCTGATCGCCCGTGAGAACAACATCCAGTTCCCGGGGCCACCTTGAAGCGACTCAGCAACCAGGTGCGCCAGCGCCGACGACAGACATGGCTGGAGCTACCGGCCCACGGAATTGAAGAGGTAGGCCATGGCCATGACCAATGCGGAACGATCAGCGAAGTCCGCGGCGAAGAAGAAAAGCCGCGGCGAAGAGGAAATACGGCTCCACTGCCTGCCCGGCACGCGCCAAGCCCTTGCTGAGCTGATGGCCTGGAGCGGCATCAAGGAACAGGGCGAGGCTATCACGCTGATGATTCACCATCTGCACGGTCTTGGGCCGGTCGGTGCCCTTCCCTTGCTGACTCCACCGCGACACGAATACGAGATACCCGAAAACGTGTCGCGGAAACTGGAGCTCGCCTACAGGCGCGAGGCACTGCGCCTTAGCAGCGACAATTAACCAACAAAGATTTTCGGATTTTGCTCAAGACTTCACTGTTGCCGGTGCTTCCATCACCGAGTGAAGAACAGAAGTGAATATTTTGTAGCTGTAAAAGCGGTCGCCAGCATCGATGAGTATTGAGCCGTCCACATCCAAGATATTGCCATCTCGATGGATAAGGAATCGACCTATTTCGACTTTTCCACCCCCGATTTGATGAGTCAAGAGCACGGCCTCTGCATAGCCAACTTGCTCTAAGGCTAAAAGGATGAGCTCGATGGAGAAGTTCTTATCCAAAACCTTTCCTTCGATGCTGTTTGCTTCCTGAGCCAACTTCACATCGGCGAGATCCGCCAAATATGTTTTCGATAGCTCCTGCCAGTGCTCTACAAGCCCCAAGAAATTTGAAGACGCATAAGTCCAGTCACGCTTGATTTTGCTTATGTAGACTGGGAATTCTTCAGGATTACGAGTGAAGTCCATTACATCTGCTCCCGTTAAAAAGTCCATTGATGGGCGAACAGAGCCCATCCCTTTGTAGTTCACACGCCATTAAATTTCCACCCACCCGCACGCTGCGCATCCGGTCACGGAGGGCGGCGCCTGACTGGAGATAATCCATGAACCACAACTGCGCATACGTCCGGCAGCACTATCGGGTGCCAGCCGAAATCGGTCGCCGCGTCATCGCCTACGGAAAGCCCGGCGTCATCCTGGCAGATCGCGGCCACTACATCGGCGTGGTGTTAGACGAAGATCCGAAGAAGCGGGTCAGAAATTACCACCCGACCCACGAAATGCAATACGGCGAGATGGCGGAAACACTGCCTCTCAAAGAGTGGTTAGTCCTGCCGTTCAAGCACGACTGGGATGATCTCAACTGGAGCCGAGAGGCTCGCGAAGATTTGGTTAGGGTCTGGGCAGCTACTCGAGGTCAGGCCAAGTACAAGGCCTATGAACGGATTCAGGACTACTGCCACAGCATCAAGGCGATGCTCCATTTCAAAGTCCGGCGCGCCTGATCCATCTGAATTTGTGTCGTTCGACGGCTCAGAGGTAGTTCCAATCAGCAGCGTCGAATTGCTTGTGGCCACACTTCAGGCACGTCACAAATCGTTCCGGATCATTCTCAATGTGACCCGTACCAGCATGGTCCTTGTTGAGCAGGCCATATCTTTTTGACTTGCACGCGCCTGCGCAAAAGATGTGCACGAGTTTTTCCTTTGGATGACCTGCTGCATATTTCGGTAAAGCCATCTACTTCTCCTTGATCCGGCCCCATGCCGGGCCGAACACAAATACCCCACTTCAACAAATCACGCCAGTTAGCTGGTCGGTTGGCTTCGTCGCCTACCGCACCAAAGGCTCAGCACCTCGGTCTATCGCCTTCCTGTAGGTGGCAAGCTCAATGATCTGCCGCAAACAGATTACGACCTCAAGCTTCTGCTTATCATCGGGGAGCCCTATTCGCTTGAGCATCATTCGAGCGTCTTCCTCGATTGCCGCGAGTGCATCGATATCGCTTTGCAGTCTCATGTCTGTCTCCCTTCAGGCTGAGTTCGACATAAATAAATACCCCAACTTATTGAATCACGCCAGCCGGCGAGGATCTCCTATGTCCGCACAACAGAAGAAACACCCCTTCGATTTCAAAACTCAATACGGACTCGGCTTCAGCACTCAGGACGATGAGATCGTTGTCGACTTCTTCTGCGGTGGTGGCGGCGCCGGTACCGGGCTGGAGATGGGCCTGGGCCGTGCGGTGAATGTTGCAAAGAACCACAGCCCTCAGGCGATCAGCATGCACACCGTCAATCACCCGGGCGCTGTGCACTACACCACCGACGTGTTTGACGGTGATCCGGACACCGAATGCGGCGGCAAGGCGGTCGGCTGGTTTCACATGTCGCCGGACTGCACGCACCATAGCCAGGCCGCTGGCGGACAGCCGCGCAAGCGTGAGATTCGCAACCTGTCGTGGATCGGCCTGAAGTGGGCCGGCAAGAAGAAGCCCCGCGTCATCAGCCTCGAGAATGTGAAACAGATCCTCCAATGGGGGCCGCTGATCGCCAAGCGCTGCAAAGCCACCGGTCGCGTCGTGAAGTTGGGCGGTGGCATCGCCGAGCCAGGCGAGGTGGTCCCGGTCCACCAACAGTTCCTGGTGCCTGACCCGAAACGGCGCGGCCAGACCTGGGCCACATTCGTCTCTGAGCTGAAGCACCTGGGTTATGTCGTCGAATGGCGAGTGCTCAAGGCCTGCGACTTCGGCGCGCCGACCAGCCGGGAACGCCTATTCATGATTGCCCGCTGTGACGGTGAGCCGGTTGTCTGGCCAGCGCCGACCCATGCCAAGCACCCAGCAAAGGGTCAGCAGAAGTGGCGAACCGCCGCTGAGTGCATCGACTGGACCATCCGGAGTAAAAGCATTTTCGACCGGCCAAAGCCGCTGGCACCAGCCACCCTGCGCCGGATCGCCAAGGGCATGAAGAAGTTCGTCATCGATGCCGCTGACCCGTTCATCGTGCCGATCGCGAACTGGTCCGGTGAAAGCGTGCAGTCATCGCAGGAGCCACTGCGCACCGTAACCTCTTGGCCGCGCGGCGGTTCGTTCGCTATGGCCAGCCCGATCATCGCTCCGGCGACGCACCAGGGCAGCGATCGAATCAACGACCCGCATGCCCCCTTGCCAACGGTGACTTGCGCCAATCGCGGCGAGCTGACGCTGATCAACCCGGTAATGGTCGGCGTGGGTGGTCGCGCGGGACAAACCGAACCGCGTCCAGGCAACGAGCCGTTCTATACGATCACTGCGAAGGCCGACACCGCGATCGCTTCAGCTCACCTGGTGAAGTTCCGGTTTGCCGATGAAGGCAAGGCGCTCGATGAGCCGCTGCCGACCATCACTAGCGGCGGCAACTACCAGCGACCGGCTGGCGCGGCCCACGCAATGGGGATCTCAACGGTGTTCATGGCCCAGATGAACGGCGGCTTCAATACCACCGACGCGAAGAGCATCGACGAGCCGATGACCACGGTGACGAACTCCGGCAGCCAGCAGCAGCTGGTGACAGCGAATCTCGCAACACTGCGTAGAAACTGCATCGGTCGCGGGGTCGACGAGCCCGTACCGACGATGACGGCTGGTGCCGAGCACCACGCACTGATCCAGTACACGCTTTCCCCGGAGCATGAAGAAGGCGCACTGCGTGTCGCGGCGTTCCTGATCAGCTACTACGGCACCGAGAACGTGAGCAGCGCCGGCGAGCCTGCGCCGACGATCACCACCAAGGATCGCTTGGCACTGGTCACCGTCACCATCAAGGGCACGCCGTACGTGATCGTCGACATTTGCCTGCGGATGCTGCAACCAGCCGAGCTGTACAAGGCCCAGGGCTTCCCAGCCGATTACATCATCAGTCACGGTGCCGACGGCAAGCCATTCACCAAGACCCAGCAGGTGCACATGTGCGGCAACAGTGTCAGCCCGCCACCGATGGCGGCCCTGGCTCGGGCCAATAATCCTTGGAGGATGACTGAGCGGGAGGCAGTGGCAGCCTAGATCTTGGAGATTATCGTGATTAACCCAATGGTCGCACCAATCAGACCGGTCGAAGCTGACATCCAGAAGGCTGCGATTTCTCTGCGATGTTTCTTCTCCTCTCGGACTGAAGCCTTCAGAGTTTTCAGACCGAGCACGGTCAAGTAATACGGCTCGTCAGGATGATCGTTCCAGTCAACCCGGGAGTACATGGCTTCATCCATATATTCGGGCACTGGCACCAGAAGCCGCTCAGCCTCCCGAATGAAATATTCCGTCTGAATTAACGCAAGCCACTGTTCGGAAGTTTCCATCTGGTGATGATGATCGCTTAAGGCTCCACTTTCCTGATTTTGCTCACAATCCTCAGGTTCTTTTTTTTGGAGTTCTTCAGCGTTCTTCCGCTGCTTTCGAAGTTCTAGCCTGTATTTCAAGTAATTCAAGTTCATCCATTCCCCTCCTCAATCTTCGAATATACAGTCGAGGTATCCCTATGCACACAGAAAACAAACCGGCCGAGCCGCTTCCGAGCCTGGCCACGGGTCACCCGCTCAGCGCTGCAACCTGGGCCGACTTCGTGCAGCGCCTGCATTACGACTGCGTCGGCGCTGGGGTGCGCGCTCACGGCACATCGGCAGCGCTATTCACTGTACAGACCAAGCGAATCGACTACGGCTTTGATCCGGAGTACGCGGAAGGTCGGGTTGTGTGCCTTGAGGATCGGTCATGGTTTAGCCCGAAAGAATACTGGGACGATCTAGACGAAGAAGAGCGCGCCGAGCTTGATGAGGCATTGCAGGCCGACCGAGAGTGCGGGTTCATGGATATGGACGAGGACGATCAGTGGGAATATCTCTCCGAATGCGATAACCACACGGTTACAGGCTGGAATGAGCGCTGGGAGATCGTGAACAGCCACTTCACCAAGGATGCCGCCGAGGCTTTCATTCGGCGCAAGAAACACGACTACGGCGAGATGCGCGTCTATGTCGAATCCCAGTATTACGCCTGGGAGTTCGAAGCCATCAAGGAAGCGATCCTCGACGGCACGCTGACCTACACGCCGAAGGTGGCCGCATGAAGCGCATTTACCTCAGCGGGCCAATGACCGGCCTGCCCGGCCTCAACTTCCCCGCCTTCGCCGCAATGACCGCCAGCCAACGCGCCGACGGCGGTCATTAACTCGGATCTGAGTAATGTTAGGGCTTAGTAGGTTGTGCAACTTGTCTGTGAGCCGAAACTGTTGCAATAAGTGGTTTTAGGCGTGGAATTTTGAAGACTTTGAATGGTGTTTTGCATCGCCTGTTGTTCTGCTTGAGCGTTCGCAGCATTTATTTGCTGCTGTTGCCTCATTTCGGCGACACGCATAGCCAGCCCATTGCAAATTTTTGTCATCGTGGAATCTTTAGAAGAATCTGAATCTGCCAGACCTTTGTCCAAAATAGAGCTGACCACTGTCATCGCTGAACGTAATCTTTCCGGGTAGTAACTGTAGGAATTCAATTGATAATTCATTTGGATTTTTCCGTACGCCACAACTTCCGGAGAGGTGTAGCCAAGAACTCCGCATCGATCGATCGTCGCAAAAAATGCGCCGAATTGTTGATACTGATAATCCGAAAGCATCGGTGCCGGGGTTGTCGAGCAGGCCTGCAACAAAAAGGCAGGAATCACCAAAAGCAAATGGTGCTTTTTCATATTCTGAGCTTCTTCCTGAAATGAACGTTTAGCTACCTGATACGCCTCTTCCTGCGCCCAGGATGTATTGGCTAGCAACGATACTAAATCGCCACACCAAAACCCAGCAGTAACCCCCTCCCCCTTCAAAGTCAGCCGCTCATAGCGGCAAAGGAGCAGTCATGTCCAAAGAAACGCTCGCAGCAGAGCTGAGCGGCATCCAATACCCGGCGCATCGCTCTATCACCGCAGATCAGATTGCGGCGGCCAAGGCTGCCGGCCTGGTGATTGTCTTCGGCGCCAGCGATGACCTGATGGAGCTCGAAGGTGCCATCCGTGACGAGCTCGGCTGCTACGACGGCGGTACCGCGCTGATTGATGCAGAAGGCCTGCTGCCCGAGCGGGAGAACATCGAGGATGACGACGAGCTTCAGGAGTACTTCAAGCGTAAGCCTGCGGCCAAGAAGATCGAGGCACTTTGGTGCAAGGAGGACGGTTACTCCTGGACTTACTCAACCGATATTCCCCACGCCACGTTCGACGTGATGGATGGCGACGATCACTACTGCCGCGGACTCGTGTTCGCGCTGGCTGATCTCGGCCCGCAGGTGACGCCATGAGCGACAAGATGCGTGAAGAGTTTGAAGCAGCAATTGCTATCGAATCGGGCGAGCCCATCACAGCTATTTTCCTCACGCGCAAAGATGGAACGTACACCACAAACACCTTGAGGTTTGCTTGGTGGGCCTGGCAGAAGGCCCGTATTGACCTGGTGATCGAGCTGCCTCCGCCCTACCCAGAGCCAGAAGTGCCCCACGACGCGATAGACGACAGCTTCATGGACGCCTATCACGCAGCCCAAGGCATGCGGCATGCCTGCGCAAAAGCCATCGAAGCCGCCGGCCTGAAGGTGACACCATGATCGTCCCAGTCTGCGCAATCGCCTGGTTCGCCTACGTGTACTGCTACAAGGGGCCGCGGTGATAATCGAAAAGAGCTCGCCCTAACAAGGTGCTGGACGGCGCCAGCACATATAGCACCTGGCAGGACGAGCTGGGAAACCTTACGCGCTCCGCAACGCCACGTCCCCTACGCAATTCTGAACAATTCACAACTGAACAGCCTGCCGGTGTACGGCGGGCGAGGAAATTCTATATGCGCGAAAAAGTATCCATCCAAGACCTGGAAGGCGCGGACCTGGCTCTGTGGGCTGCCCGTGCCCAGGGCATCGAAGAAAGAAAGGGAATCAAGCTGTACGCCTCCGGCCCATGCCTTTACAGAGACATAGGCCCCGGCGGCGAGCCGTTCCCATTCCGGCCCGACTCGCACCTGGGTGACGCAGCCATCCTCATCCATGAAATGTCTGGCGGCGGAATTCTCACCATTTTTGCGCACGGCGCGCAGTTCGAAGCAGAAGGCTTTGGCCACGTCGGTTTTTCCGGAAGTTCCCCCGCAGCCCTGACCCGCTGTTACATCGCGTGGAAGCTCGGCCAAGACTTTACGGCCACTCCGACCAACTGATCACCACCTTCTGCCGCCACGCGCGGCATGGAGCATCACAATGGCAAAAGTTCTGGCCCAGATCACGGTCAAGTTGCCGCGCCTCATGGAGGCGGGCGAATACAGGAAGCTCCGGTACGCCGGCGGAAAGCCGAGTCTGCAGCAATTGAAAAAATGGATTGAGGAAGGCGAAGTGGCAGGCGAGATAAAAGGCGGGATGTATTTCGTTGACGTGCAGGCAGCAGTCATGGGTTCAAATGACCCGCTGCTGGCGCAAATGATGGAGGTCGGCTGATGGCTGCCCGGCCGCGCACGCTGAAAAACAGAAAGCTGCCGCCGAATCTTTATCCGAATGGTAAGTACTGGCGGTACCGCAACCCAATCACGGGATTAATGACCAGCATCAATCGCCCGCTGGAGGAGGCAATCAAGTTGGCCCGGGCGGCCAATCTCAAGCTGGCGGCGCTGGTCGTCGATGACGGCGCCTTGCTCACTCTGCTGACTGGCGATCGCCTGCCGACGGTGAGCAACCTAGTGCAGCGATTTACGGATGAATGGCTGGTGGACAAGGGTTACGCGGCGCGAACATTGGAAGAGATCAAGTTCAAGCTTGAGCGGTACCGGCAAGATCTCGGCGACCGGCTGATCGGGCAGATGGATGTGCTGGCCATGGCCGAGTACCTGGACCAATTCAGCAACAACGCCTACACGAAGCACCGCGGGCTGTGGGTTCAGATCTTCGCCTTCGCCGTGGCCAAAGGTTTGGCCGAGCGCAACAACGCCGAACTGACACTGGTGAAGAAGGAAGCGGAGAAGAAGCGCCAGCGGCACACGCTCGACGGGTTGAAGACAATCATCGACGCAGCGACCACGCCTCCCTGGCTGAAGCGTGCCATTCGTCTGGCACTGGCCAGCCTTCAGCGTCGCGAGGACATCGTCACCTGGTTGAAGTCAGCTGTCGACATGGACAAGAACACGCTGACGGTGTCGCCCGGGAAGACTCAGGGTTACGACAACCCGGTTCACCTGAAAATCACCATGGGTACCGCGCTGCGTGAGGTCGTCGGCGAGTGCCTACGGTCGCCGCTCGTGTCACCGTACCTCATTCACTACAAGCCGAAAGCCCGGCGCCGGGAACAGATCGACGCAAAGGATCACTGGACGTCGGTAACCCCGGACTACCTGACCAAGGAGTTCAGCAAGGCCAGGGATGCGGCGCACGCCTACGACCACGTGCCGGCCGGTGAGCGCCCCACTTTCCACGAGATCCGCGCTTTAGGGGCATGGCTGTACGAGCAGCAAAATTTCCCGCAGGAATACATTCAGGCGTTGATGGGGCATGCGGACGAGAAGATGACGAAGCACTATCAGGAGGGGCACGACGAAAAGAAGATCGAGTACCTGGAAGTGGGCGCCGAATTGGCGTTCTGAGGTGGGAGTTTTGCAAAAGTTTTGCAAAAGTTTTGCAAATCGCAGAAAGCAAAAAGGGGTCACCGTTTCCGGTGACCCCTCTAGACCGCCCAGCAGAGCGGATTTTGTTTGGTAGGCGCGATTGGACTCGAACCAACGACCCCCACCATGTCAAGGTGGTGCTCTAACCAACTGAGCTACGTGCCTGCTGTGAGGCGGCATTCTACGGAATTCCGAAGGGGTGTCAACACCTTTTTTTCACCTAACCCTATGAATATGCAAAATATTTAATTTTGCTGTGGCAAAGAAGATTTTCCGCTGGCTGGCGGTCGTTTTTTAACTCGGGTAGGATCGATGCACTCGTAAAATATATTAAACAGAGGCTGCAGGATGGCGAACACTCCCTACCCAGAGTCCTATTACGCTGCGTCGGCCAATGTGGCGCCGCCGCGCCCGGCCTTGCAGGATGATGCAGAGACTGATGTCTGTGTCATCGGGGCCGGTTATACCGGTCTGTCCTCTGCCCTGTTTTTGCTGGAGAACGGTTTTCGGGTAACGGTCCTGGAAGCCGCCAAAGTGGGTTTTGGCGCATCGGGGCGCAACGGTGGCCAGATCGTTAACAGCTACAGCCGTGATATCGATGTGATTGAGCGCAGTGTCGGCCCCAAGCAAGCTCAGCTATTGGGCCAAATGGCGTTCGAGGGTGGGCGGATCATTCGTGAGCGGGTGGCCAAATACAACATCCAGTGCGACCTGAAGGACGGCGGTGTGTTCGCCGCCATTACCGCCAAGCAGATGGGCCATCTGGAGTCCCAGAAGCGCCTGTGGGAGCGTTTTGGTCACACGCAACTTGAGTTGCTGGATCAGCGACGCATCCGTGAAGTGATGGCTTGCGATCAATACGTCGGCGGCATGCTCGATATGAGCGGCGGGCATATTCATCCGCTCAATCTTGTCTTGGGCGAGGCAGCAGCTGTGGAGTCGCTGGGTGGCACCATTTACGAGCAGTCGCCAGCGGTGCGCATCGAGCGCGGCGCCAATCCGGTGGTG